TTGTTGAATATTTAGATGTTAGACAAGAGGAACAAAACCCATTTCAAACACAGGATATGTTGAATGCAGTTCAAATGGTTGCTGAACAAAATGCAAAGAGTTATTTAGATGCAATAGATATAAATGCAAAAAAAGGATTTGATGCTGATTGGTATATGGATCCTACAGTAGTTGATAATGAAGCTAGAAAAAGTGAATATGAAGCTCAAAGAGATAATGTACAAAGACATTGGAAAAATGCTAAAAATGATCCTGATGCTTTAATAGATCCAGGATTACCAACTCTTGGAACTTGGAGACAACAGTTATATCGTTTTGGTGTTGATGTAAATAATAAAACAGAGTTTGCAAAAATGCATTTTGAAATTGTAGGACAAGGAAAAGGTTATGATCCTGCGGAAGATATATTAAATCCAACGAAAATAAAAGATCATATTTATTCTAAAATCCTTCCTAATTTATCTGATGAAGCATTAAAGCAAGGAACAATCTTTGGTAATTTTGTTACTCCAGAAGAATTTGCAGATGATATGTTACGAGGATTAGATCCTAATGATAAAAATACATGGGAAGAAGTTTTAGAAAGATATGGATTAGAAAGTTTTGAAGGTACGGTAGAAGATTTAAAAGAATATGTTATGTCTACCTTACGTACAGGTTCAGCACAACAAATTAGGGAACATATAAAATATCTAAATGAAAAACGTCAAGAACCAACTCAAGAAAAGTTAGGTGTAAGTTATATCCAACGTCCTGAAGATTATAAAGATGAAATGGCAACTCCTGATACACAATTATATAAAACTTTTCAACAAGCAGGATTTCAAGGTACAGAAGATGAATTTTATGAGAATTTTTTCCCTGATTTAAATAGATCAGAACAGCAATTGCTTACTAAAGCAGGTAAAGATGATCCTTTGAAAATGCATGGACTGGATTTAAGTGATCCATTTGCTTCCCTTGGAACAATATCAAGTTTCATGGAGGAAGATGATTTTGATGAAAAAGATGATGATGATGATAAATCTAAATCATCAGGTACAAGTTACTTTGATTTAGATCTTGATGACGATGAAGACTGGAGCTACAAATCTAAGAAAGATAGAGAAGTATTAGATGAATTCACTACTTTAATCAAGGGATTGTAAAGAATTTTTATAAATAATTGTGTATATTAAAGACAATAAGTATCATTTTTCATGGCAGATTTCTCATCAGCTATTAATTTAATTCGGAAGTATGAGGGGTTTAGTGAAAAAGCTTATCCAGATCCGTACACAGATAAAGGAGCATATACGATTGGTTATGGAACAGAATTCTACCCAGATGGTACTCCTGTAAAGAGAGGTCAGCTTTGTACTAAAGAAAAAGCTTTAGAATATTTATTTAATGAAATTGAAGTAATAGATTCTGAACTATCTAAATTACAGTTGCCTCTAGATTCTTATATGAATCAAGCTTTAATTTCTTTTATACATTCAGTTGGATGGGAAGCTTTTTTATATAGTCAAATCATTGATTGTATAGAAAATGAGAATTTTGCTGGAGTATGTGAAGAATTAGGTAGATGGATTTTTGATGAAGAATATCAAGTTATTGGAGGCTTATTAGATAGAAGGAAAGAAGAAACCCGTTTATTTTTAACTGAAATTCATACTAATGACTGGAAAACAAGTCAAATTCTTCTGAATAGTTTTAGAACATTTACAGGAACACCTGGTCAAATTAGAGCCATTACAAAATTGGAAGAAAGTATTAATCCTTATATATTGAGCGAATTTGCTAATGGATTTCGTATTGATATTAACAATTTAGAAGGCTACCCTGATTATGATTTCTCCAATTTATTAGATCCAGCAAAGGTCTGATTTAGAATGAATGAATCAATGAGTGATGAAATGGCAAATCCCGCAAAACAAGGAGAATTTATTCTTCCCTTGGAATTGCAATTTTCAATGAGAAAAGCCGAGATCGGTGCTCAAGAAATGACATGGGAACAATTATATGCAGCTTTACTTAATTTGTATTATCAAAGATTGATGGAATGGCATGCTGTTAAATCATTAATCGCACAAGAGAATATAAAAATAGATTTTGATATACCTACTGATTTAGAATTACAAAAATTAGCACAAGAAGGTCAAGCAATTTTAGATTGTGATGAAGAAGATGAAGATCCTTTTGAACCTGTTTAAATTATTGAATTAATTTATTTAAATACCATTGAGCTTTCTTTAAGGATTCAACTCCTCCTTTATGCTTTTCTCTCCATAGATATTTAATAATATTTCCTTTTAAATAACCACGAAATTCTTCAGGTGATAACTGAGCTTCAATAGCATCAATACATTCAATGCTTCCAGCAGCATAATGCATTGGACGATCTACATTATCAAAGAAATGCGCTAGATCTTTATGATTTTTTTTATCATCCATATTTTTACCATATAAAGCTTGCGTAATTCTGTCCCAAGCAACTACTGAAATTTTAGATGGTTGAACTTCTTTTTTTTCTATTTCAGGTCCAGCCATACACATTTGAGGCGAAGTTTCGTCTAAACGGTCAAACCACGTCTCATCAGAGATTCTTTCTTCATCTGATCCGACGGAGATCCTAAAGCTATCAGAAGTTTTGGAGATTTCGGAGATGAACCTGGATATTGGCCCGACTGCTCCATCGACGGAATGTACCCTGTCAATCCTGATCTCTGGCTCTTGTCTCTCTTCTGACCCTCCAGAGTTAGGTTTGTCCTCTCCATTCCTGTCTCGCATGCAGTTAATCCACGGTTATATTGATCATAGAGTGGAACGTCATTATTTTCATTATCTAATAATGCTCCAAAATCTTCGATATCCAAAGAAGGACAATCTAATTCGCTTTTTACGTACTTACCTAAAAATCCAGCCATAGCTCTATATAGGTCTTGATGTATTGCTTTTACAATATTATCATGGCAAGATTCTACGACCCCACTTACGATCCTCAAAAGGATTCGGGTACTTCTGGTAGTGAAGTATCTGATTTAAATCCTGAGAGATTATATGACACAGATTTAAGACGTGTTGATCCAGATTTTAGAGATGATATTGATATTAATGAAAAACAAGATCGTGTTGCTAAATTTATGAAATCAGCTCGTGCAGCAGGTAAATATAAACAAAGTCAAGGAATAGCAGAACCAAGTATTCGTGGTAAAACTCCAGTTGGTAAAGCAAGTATGGCAGGAGTTGAACTGCCTAGTTTAAGAGGAAGAAATTACGGAGATCCAGGAGCTGGAGCTACCGAGTATGCTCATAAACCTAAACCAACGTTTGGAAGACCTTTTGTCTAGACTTTTGCATAAACAACTTCTTTAGGTTGATTATGATATTTACCTTGACGATCTTTATAACTAACCATACAAGATTTGCCACGGAAAAATAATAATTGAATAATCCCTTCATTTGCATATATACGATTAAATAATCCTGTTGCATTATTAATTTGTAATGTTAAATATCCTTCCCAACCACCTTCTGCAGGAGTAATATTACAATGAATTCCTGTACGTGCATAACTTGATTTTCCAGCAGGAATAACAGTAATATCTTCAGGCAACATTAAACGTTCATGTGCTACACATAAAGCATATCCATAAGGAGGAATAATAAAATATTGACCACTTTTATCTTCTTTTAATTCACTCTCTTTTAAGATATCAGGACTAAAGTTCTTTGGGTCACAATCTCCTCTTGAAGGTGTACCAAATATTAAACATTGCTTAGGAGACAAACGAATGTCATAACCATAAGAACCCAGTCCATAACTTAATAATTTACGTCCATCTTCTTCTCTAACCACATGATCAACAAAGGGAGAAATAAGTCTGCCATCTAAAGACAAAGCTTTGATTTCCCAATCGGAAAGAAGAGTCATACTATTTTTGCACGTTTCCTTACTATAGGAAAACTAACAGAGGATGCGACCTTTTTCTGAGTAAATTTCAATAAATCTTTCGGTCATTAAAGTAGGATTAAGAATTGGTGGTAAATATACCAAAAATGAAGTACATGTTTTATGTTTACTAACACCAGTACTTGTATTTTTTAGTAATAGAGGAGCTGTCTTTAATATACAAATAGGAAAATCAAATATCTTTTGTTCATATCGAATCATGTCAGGACAATTAGTAAAATATAAGCCTTGTTCTATATCACCTGCTAACCAAGAATTATATAATTTTCTAAACCAAACAGCATGTGAAGAAGTTAATGTAGGAGATGAAGCTCTTGTCATTTTCCATTTATCATTTTTCTTATCCCAGAAATAAGCTCCTCTTGGTGGGAATAGATAAACTTTCCCAAACCATTGTTGAGCATTTAATCCATCATCCGATGGTGTGAAATATTCTTTTGCTTCCACATACTTATTAGCAGTTTTAGAACTAGCAACATCTAAATCAATACCTTCTAATAAAGCATGTGCAGAAGCTACAAGATCATAATTAGTTATTAGTTCTAAATCTTCACGACGTTTTCTTATATCGTGTATAGCCATTACTCTTTAGTTTTTTCTAAATCGTTATAATCAACTTCAAAATAACGCATACCTTGTTGATCATTAATAACGTAACCAGCTTTTTCATCAGGATCTATTTTTGCTGCTGCTTCAATAATTCTTCTAAAACTTTCTACTAAATCATCATTATTATTTCTTTCAGCATCTTCTTTAGCTGTATTCAATTCTTCTAATGTTAAGTAAAACATAGATTTATCTTTTATATTAGGTTGAAAAACCATTACCCCTGGTCCTTCCAAACCCCATAATTTTGTATATTGCATACCCATATCACCAAGAATAAATTTTATTGTTGTATCCAACATCTTGGCTTTATCTTTATCCATTTCTGGACCAATGATTGAAGCTAATAAGCGTTCTCTTCTATTCATTTTTCTAATAATCCTTGACGTGATAGTGATTCTAAAAGCTTAGGCATAGGCTGATATAAAACAACCATTTTGCCTAATATCCCTCGTTTTTTAACGAGTTTGCCTTCTTCATCTCTTACTTTATCGAATTCACCTGAACGTATCAGATATTCAGCTACACAACGAAGCCTTCTTTTAAGAGGTAATTCAGCTTGTGGGAATTTTCCACAAATAGTATCAGGAGTCATATCTTTGAAAGCTATTCTTAAACGATTAGCTAAAGTCATATTTGAGTTAGCATCTTCCTGTTCATAGTTTTTTATATTTTCTAGATAACGTTGTAGACATTTAGTATCAAAAGATCCATGAGGAGGTAGGAATAATTCAACTTGTTTTGATAAAGATTCGGGCAAAACTTTATTATAATTTTGAATTGTTACTTCAGATATATCTACTTTTTTGAAACGATGAGCTGTCATTCCAGTTTTCCAATGCTTGTTGATTTGTACATAGGAGAAGCTTTTTTGCGATAATCTTGATTCTCCATCTTGCGATTTTTTGCAAAGGACTGTACTAATTGATTCCACGGGATTCTAATAATTGCTTTTTTAGAAGGATTAGGAGAAGCATTGACATAATGGACTCCTTCAATCCATCCTTTTTCAGGGGTCTTACGACCTAATGCCATCCAATTTCTTAAAGTTTGATCTGAAACATTTAATCTTCTTGCACATTCTTCAGTTGAAATATATTCATCAGCGAATGCATCTGGATCTAAAACATCTGTTTCACCTTTTTCATATCTGCTATGCCACATTGAAGATAAAATATTTTTTATTCCTTTTAATTCCCATGCAATATCTTCCAAACCTTTACGTATCCCATATTTCATAATAAGCATTTCCTTTTATTAGATGCTAGTGTAATCATGAATGTTTTGCCAAAATGGATTCACAACTACCACCTAATCAAGAACCTACTCAACCACAAATCACTCCAGAGCAATTAGAACAAATGAAATTTGTTGCTCGTCAACAAGCTATGCAACAAGTAATAGCTCAAAGACAAGTTGAACCTCAACCAAAAGTCGTTTATGTAAGAAGAAACCTTACTGTTGCTGAAGTGATCGCTGTGTTTGTTATATCTTGTGGATTGGTAATAGGGATTCCTGCTGCTTGGAATTTTGCTACTAATTATTTACCAAGGATAGAGATAAAAGTAAATTAGTAGCGTAAGATTAGCAATCTATAATTAGTATAAGGCTTTTATGTAAATAAGAAGTGGCAAATCGCAGGATTACTGAGCTTCAAGAACAAGCAGGGCTTCAGTTAGATGAAGATGATCTATTAACGGTAGTTCATGTAGCTGAAGTTGACCCTGCGATTAAAAATAAAAAATTAACAATATCAGGAACAAAAGCATATTTAAACGTTTATTATCTTCCAAATACAGGAGGAACAGTAAGTGGAAATGTAATCATACAAGATGATTTAACAGTTTCAGGCGACACAACCGTTAATACTTTAAATTCGACAGGAAGTTCTACTCTTAATGCTCTAATTGTTAAAACAGATGCGACTGTAACAGGAACAATTAGTGGTGCAATTATTTCTGGTAATTTCGTTAGAGCAACTAATATTACAGGTCAACTAATCAGTGGTGTCAATGTATCTGGTACAACTGTTACTGCAACTACAGGTACTTATACAAGACTTACAGGTGTAACAACAACAGGTACTTCTGCACAATTTACATCAATAACAGGTGGAACCATTAGTGGTACAACTGTTACTGGTGTGACTGTTAAAGCAACAACAGGTGTTTTTGCTGAGTTAGATACACCATCACTTTCTGTTGGTAACTTAACTGTACAAACAGGATTAACTGTTTCAGGTACAGGAAAGATACAAGATATAGAAACAAGTGGAACTATATCTGGAGCAACAATAACTGGTGGAGTAAAAGTACTTTCTCCTTTAATTACAGGTGCAACAGTCGTTGGCACGACTAAAGTTTCTGGAGCAACTGTTACTGGTACGAATGCTTTATTTACAAATGCGACTGCTGTAAATGTTACTGGTACAACTTTAGTTAGTGGAGCAGTTGTTTCAGGAGCTGTTGGAAGATATGGAACTTTAACTGGAGTAACAGCTACATTTACTCAAACAGCATCTGGTGCAGTTATTACTGGTGATGCTGGACGATTTACAAATATAACTGGTGTTACAGGAACATTTACTTCTTTAACAGGAACATCAACACAAGGTACTAATGCAACCTTTACAAATATCACTGGAACAATTATTAGAGGTTTAACTAAAGTTTCTGGTGTCACAGTAACAGGTGCTAGTGGAGCCTTTACTTCAGTTACAGGTACAACAGGTGTCTTTACTACACTTGCATCTGGAGCAGTTGTTAGTGGTAATGCTATTCGAGGAACTGTAATTACAGGTGAAACAATCGTTGGTACAACTAAAGTTTCAGGATTAACAGTTACTGGTAATGCAGGTAAATTTACTGATGTAACTGCAACAAATATTACAGGAACAATTATTACAGGTAGTACGAAGATATTATCTCCTTTAATTACTGGAGCGACAGTTGTAGGTACGACTAAAGTCTCTGGTGCAACAGTTACTGGTACGACTGCTTTATTTACTAACGTTACTGCTCAAGATTTTACTGTTGAAGATGATTTTATAGTTGCGGATGATGTAACAGTAGGTGGTGACTTAACAGTTACAGGAACAATTGAAGGCAAAGGTACAGTTACAGGAGTCACTGCTAATTTCACTACAGTTAATGCAGTTGATTTAAATGTTACTGATGATGCAATT